TGAGCATCCTTTACGTCAATCTCCCCGTTCTTCAATCGACGTATCACATCCATCGCTTCCTGTCGTACGTCAATAAGTGTTATCCCACTGTTCATAATCCTGCTTTTTATAAAGTACCAACGGCATCCTGCCGTTGCATTAATTTTTCAACGGCATCCTGCCTTTGCAATTTCTTTCAGTTCTTTCCCCAACCTGTTCCGTTCTTCAATCAACCCGCGCAGCTCCGACGGATATTTGAAATATGAATTTCTTATTGCCAACGCCGCATCCGTAATACATTCGAGATTTTCAAGTACACAATTCATCGTATCGCCGTCCTTAAAAACAATGTTATGACCTTCCGGTGTTCGCCCATACGCTTTTTCCCACAGATAAACATGTAACGGTTGCCACTTTCCAGGTGCAATCCGAATATGCAGATATGGGATCACACTCCCGTTTTTCGTGAAAAACCGCCGTACACGGATGGCGCCATCATATAATGTATTTTGCGGATTATTTCCTTTCTTCCACCTTGTACTGGCAGAACGGCTCTCAGACACCTTACTCTTAAATGGCATCTTCCGACCCTGATTATGTGATTTATGGCCTTTCTTAAACTGTGTTTCCACTCCAATATGCTGGCCTTTCTGTATGCGACCGCTTTCCGGCGTTTTATTAAACGCCTCACTCTTTCGTACTTTATACCTTTTAGCCGTTTGATATATCGTATTTAAAGAACGTCCGTACTTTTTCGCAATCTCCGATGTCGGGAAATCAGGATACATCCTGATGATATCCAACACCTGTTTGTGCGTCAAAATGTTTGCCTTTTCCATCAACATCCTTTCCATAGTGTATCAACGGCCTCCTGACGTTGCATTTTGTAGAAGTTCACTCATATCCTCTTCCCAATTTATCGAAACGACTGCAAGCAGCTTTCCCGAACCGCCGCAACGAGGACATTTCATTTCAATATTTCCTTTTATCTTAATACCGACTCCATTACAGCAATTGCACAGTAACCCTCTGATCACATGACGTTCAAACGACCAGTCCATTTCCGTCGGTTCTATCTCAACAACTTGCTTCACTTTGCTCATAAGCCTCATATTTATTTATATAATGTCTGATAATCTTGTCAAATCCTTTCTTTTCTTCAATCATCCGCGATGAATAATGCACCGTGACATGATCAATCGAAATATAAAAGGCGATCTCATTCAAGGAATAACCTTCTAACCGGGCATAATAACAGAAAATTTGACGGGCAACGACACGAAACAAATCACGCTTCTTAGCGCGAATCGCATCAATGTCGTAGCCCGTCGCTATACACACCCGCTCTGCTATTTCTGCCAAACTCCTCATCCTGATTCCTGACTCCTGATTCCTGAAGGGCGAACACGCAGGTTCGCCCCTGTTATTCACGTTTCCTTTTCTTTTTTCGGTTCAACAAAAAATGTCTCATCCTGAACCACCGCAATCCCCACCTTCGGGAACAGCGCCGATACTTGTGCCTCATCCCGATCTGAAATCAACTTCTCTTTATTCGCCTCCTCGCTGATCCGAACGTATGCGGGCAGGAACTCCTTAAGCATACTCGTTACAGCGCTCCACGTGAAGCCTTTCAATGTTTTCAATTTCGGCTGCCCCGTGCGGAACCCCAGCACACCATGGATACTCTCCAAACTTTTCTTCTTGGCGAACAACTCATCCTTGTTCTCCATCGCAAAGGCCTGAAGCACATCAAACGCTTTATCCTTCCTGTCGACTAAAGCGTTAATCTCATCCGCATACTTGTCACGCAACGCCGTAATCTGAACGTCTAACGTGGCGTTAACTCTGTCTAACCGGGCATCCGCTACTGCATATTCGCTGAATGCCTGTTCCATCTGTTCACGGCTCACTCCTGCGTGAACCACCTTTTTTTCTCTTGCCATAATTGTAATTTTTAATCGTAAAACATATTTTTATATAAAAATCATTCTTCTACTCCCCCTTTGAAGGGGGCAGGGGGATGTTTCATTTGCATAAATCAATTCAAATGAATATTCCGCAATAGCTCATTCCTTGTTATCCAGTCTACCGATTTAACGTCTTTTATTTTGTTTTTAAACGCATTATAAATATTAATTAAGCGCCCGACAGGAATCTGGTTGAACGATTGGTGACCGGTTGCCCGACAGGCGATCGATTTCACATAATCCATATCAGCCGTCCGACCAACCGATGCACAATATTTGAACAGCGCCGCCAGAACCCGCTTGCGCCACACGTCCAATTCTTTCAGCTTCGGATCAGCCTGCATCGCCAATTTATCGCATATATCCAATAAATCACGCGCCGACAAGTCCCGGCTACTCTCCACCCCATACGATTCCAAAATAGCCTCCTTTCCCTCATGACCGATTCCCGTCTTGCCAAGTAGGGTGTAAAATTTCTTAAGAAGCTGTTTCTGTTGTTTGTCCATAAATGTTGTTACCATAATTTATTTTCTTTTATCCCATTGTATCAACGGCATCCTGCCGTTGTATTTTTTCGCTTAATCTTCTGAATGCCTCCATGATCATAAGGAAACTTTCAACCCAAAAAACCGTCTCTTCCCGCATCAGAACATTATCCTTCCGAGTATAGATTCTTTTGTAATTCTCAAAACATCCATCTTCGATATCCTTTTCCTTTGCCAGCAATAACCGGTTGATGACCACTATATTATTTTCAGGCATAAATACGGTCGTTTTTACAATCCGACCGTTAAACGTCTTTGTCTTAAACACAAATGCTTGCATAATCTTTTCTATTTAAATTCCCAGTATTCCGTCGCTCCCTTGTCCCATACCGTGAGATAACCGCGCTCGCCACTGCTCCGACCGCGACTGATCGCCCTGTATCCCTCCACAATAATTTTCTGGTTTGCCAAATACAGCACATTTTCGCCGATCCGTGAGGCCGGCTCTTTGCCGCGCGCCCATCCGGTATAAATAAAGAGTTTGTTTTTGAACTTGTTTTTCAGGGAGATAATCTGGTCGGTTCGCTTGATCCCTGACAAATCTAAACTGTCTATGATCACGATATTCCGGTTCCGCATGGTTTTCAATCGTTTTTCTAATTCCTCCACATGCTCCGTACTTACGACAACCCTTTTGTTATCGTTGAGCAAACCAAGCCGTTTGATGCCCTCCTGTAACGCTACACTGCCGGCTCCTTCCTCGTAGGATACAAACAGTATCTTTCCGAATTTCGACAACTGCTTGATGAGCATCAGGATAAAGGATGTTTTTCCATGCCCGGAATTACCGTAGACATACCAGATGCCGTTACTTTGCGGTTTTCCGAAAGCGTCTTCCCATTCTCCCGTGAAGTCAAAAACCGGAATTTTTGCGTCCACAATATTTCTTAAAGTTAAATCCCCTTTATTTCGCATTTTGAAGTGACTTAAATACGGTTTAAACCTTAATCATTGCGCGCCGGCATGTTCAACAACTTCCTTACAAAATCTTCCGTAACCTCTTCGCCCGTCCGCTCGGCCTCGCGAAGCGCCGGAACAAGCACGTCGTGCAGTTCGCCGTAATTCTCGCAGTTGTTTTGCAGGAATTTACGCAATTTTTTATCCTCTATGCCTTCAAGAAACTGCGTGAAATTGCGGTCGATCTTCGGCAACTGCCTCATCCCGAACTTCGTCCGTCGGCAGAACTGCGGGATGCCGTCTTTATTCCGCCGGCGCAACTGCTCAATATTGCCTGACAGTTGATAATGGCCGATCAGGACAATCCCGCAATAATGGCCTTCATCGATCACATAGTCATACAGCTCTTTGATCAGACACAGCGCCGACTGTTTCATGTATTCGCTCTCGTCAAATACAAGAACGGGCTTGCGGCCTTCATAACTCATTTTCTGAAGATTTGAACATACCGATGATAACAGCCAACTGACGCCTGTGCGCGGGGGCGTCGGCGAACCGGTGACGTCCAACAGCTTGAGTAATAACATCCGGATATCGTCCAATTTCGACACCTTAATATAAAAGACGTCGTTCGGGTACTTCCTTTTGAATATCTTTGCCACATACGTTTTGCCGCAACCCGTATCGCCGATGATC